CATTTTTAATAGGAGAAACACGACAATCATTCATCACTTTTTAAGGTTTATACTGTGGGCATTACAGGTGGTTCGCCATCCTTTTTGGGAGCAACAGTTGCAATCTGAATGGGCGCTTGTTCAATACGGATAGTTTGAGCAGGTGCTGTTTGTGCCGCAGCAGCAATAAGTTTTTCAAGATCTGCCTTGGTTATATTGCTACCGCCACCCATTTTCATTGTGCCATCACCAGACTTCTTTGCAGTCTGAACCCCAAAAGTGGCTAGAACCCCAGTGAAGACAGATGCAATGAAAGTGGGATCAAGTTTTTGCTCGGGAATACCAAGTGCGGCAGGAAGTTTAATATAAGCAAGAGTCAAAATACCACCAGACCATACGAGAATACCAAGTCTGACCATTGTACTGATTGCTTCCAACTGACCTTCATGATCAGTAGCAGCATCCCTCAATTTAGCAAATGGTCCTTTCTTCTTTTCTTCTGGTTTTTCTTGCAGAGATTCTTTATTTTCTTCCGCCATTTGTAAAAAGCAAGTCCTTGCTATTTATCAAACAGTTTAATAAAATATTCAGCGTCAATAACTGCTAATGGTTTTTTACCATTCTTTTTCATAATCACAAGTGGTTCATACTTACCACAATTTGCTTTTGCTTGCTCATATGCTTCCCACACATTGAGTTTCTCTACGTTTTTACACTCAATAGAATGAGGAAATCTTTCTCGTGCCGCACGCGCCATGATCAGGTCTTCTCCACCTGCTCCCATAGAACGAGACTCAATATCCTCAGGATGTATATCCAGTGCTTCAATAAGTTTCTGTCTCACCCATTGCTGCAACCGTCTACCCTTTGCTTTAGCAGACTGGGCACGCATAAAAAAATACCCCTATTACTAGGGGTATTTATCTAGTTGTCTTTTAGATCAAACGCCTCTAACAGGAACACCAGGGCCTGGTTTGTACATGGGGGAACCATCCTTTAGTTTCTTACCCTTCATGTATCCTTGATATGCAGGTGTGTTACCTTTCATATCAGCAACGTTGACCTGCATGGGAAAGTTGAGTTCATAGATGTCCTGCATCATTTCCTCAATGTAATCAGGATTCATGTTGGCAAGGATTGTCATGCCACCTTCAAAGTCTCTAGCAAAACCCTGTTCGACTAGGTTCTCTGCAAGATCGCTAGCAATTTGATAAGCATCTTCGCCCATAGGCTTTTTCTTGCCCTTCTTAGCGGGGGGATCAAGTCTATTTGCTAGATTTCTAGCACCCTTCTCTGCATCACCCAGTTTTCTGTTGGCATAAGATACTGCTCTTTCTTTTGCTGCAGAACCCTTTGCCTTGATTTTTCTTGCGGTGTCAACGACAGACTTGACAACGCCGCTGGACTGACGATCTGCCTTGTTAACTTGGCGACGTGCTCTGTTGATTGCACCACCAGGAGATGCAACAGATCTTAGAGCGGATGCCAGTTTCTTCTTGGCACCTGCCTTAGCAGCACTAACTACGCCACCTGCTGCTTGCTTTGCTCTCTCAGCACCAGCACCTGCAGCATCACGTGCCCTTTGGACTCTAGCAGCAGTGCTCTTGGAAGAGTCACCAGGTTTCATTTCAACCTTGTTTGCCATACCCTTGATGGCAGCCTTTGCCATGCTACCAACTTTCTTGATAGCACCCTTTACACGCTCAACACGTGCCGCACGCTTCTCTGCACGTTCTGTTTTTTCTGCTTCAGATCTTTCAGACTTGCGCTTCTCAACTCTTGCCTTGGCAGCAAGTACGCTGCCTTGACCGTAAGTAACCTTTGCCTCAACAAGTTCAATGGCATGAATTTCAAATGCTTCTAGCGATTCATTCAAAGAGTAACCGAAGTCTTCTAGTTCCTCGCTAACTTGAAGAACAACGTCCTCAATATCCTCATCGCTCAGAAGATCAATATACTCAAGATTGTCTTCCTGTAGTTCCTGACGTAGTTCTGCGTCATATACAGAAGCATACGCTTCTCTAAGATTAGATAGACCTGCCATTGCCTTAACTTATAAAATCATGTTACTATCTATATTTATACTTTAATGCTTGTAACATCCAAGCATCCGTCAATTGTTTTGGTCCATGAATAAGAACCTCCACCGCTTTTGGATGAAGGTTCGGATCTGATAATGCTCTTTTTTTCCACTCAGGAGTGTTAGAGTTTGCCACCGACACAACCACTATTAACAACACGGGTGTATTTATCTAGGGTGCCTTCCTGTTCACACTTCAAGTACCACCGCGTCATGTGGGTGACATTTTCTTCACTGATACCAAAGATAAAATCTTTGCCCGTGTCCTTACGGATTGACTTCCACATGAAACGGGCTTTCTCAACACGAAATGCATCGTCAATCCATTCATACTGTTGTTCAATTTGTTGCATAGCAATAGAAACTGCACTCGTTTGTATCATAGTTGGAATCCAGCAAATGTGTCCTTTTTGACATCTTGCTTAATACCACCGACAATGTAAGATTCTACTTCGGTTTCTTGGGGAGCAACTTGAAGACCTTTAGAAGAAATCCAATGCTCTGTCCATGGTAGTGGGTTATTGTTTGCAGGTGCATCAAAAATTGGTTTAAGACCAATTGCTTTCATCCTACGATTGGCAATCCATTCAACATACTTAGAAAGTAGTTTATCATTCAGACCAATCATAGAACCATCCTTGAACAGATATTCTGCCCAGGATTTTTCTTCTTCAACACATGCTCTAAACATGTCGGTAATGTTTTCCTTTTCCTCTTCAGCAATCTTCTTCATGTCAGGATCATCACCTGCTGCCCACTTGTTCAGAATATTCTGAGTGATTACCAGGTGTTGGTTTTCGTCCCTGGCGATAAGAGAAATGATCTTTGCCGATCCTTCCATGAGCTTAAGTTCGCCAAAAGCGAACGAGCACGCGAAGGAGACATAGAATCTAATTCCTTCCAGGATGTTGACGTTTGCGACTGCTCTATAGAGTTTTCTTTTGAGTTCATACAGTTCTTGTTGAGCGGCAGGAACCCCTTCTAGATTATGCCTCCACATATTGCCCGAATCATAGAGATGGGCGGCATTAATAAACTCATCATATGCTTGAGTTACACTTTTTGCCCTAGAAAGGATTTTTTCATCATCAAGAATAGTATCGAATACTTCTGTTGGATCAGAGTAAACGTTCTTGATGATGTAAGTATAAGAACGGGAGTGAATCATTTCCATGAATTCCCATACCTTCATACACGCTTCCAGTTCAGGAAGAGAGCAGTAAGGTGCAAATGCCATGCTTGGACCACGACCCTGAACAGAATCAAGAAGAATCTGATACTTCAGGTTGGAAGTGTAAATATGCTTCTGTTCGGGACGCAGTGTCTGATAATCTCCACGATCTTTCTGAAGGGAAACCTCTTCAGGTCTCCAGAAGTATCCAAGTTGTTGTGTTGTGAGTTTATCAAATATTGGATACTTGTAAGAGTCGTACCTTTGAACCCCCAGTGGTTGACCAAAAAACATTGGGGATTTCTTGTGCTCAACCTTATTGGGATTGAACACAGTCATGCCCTCAAAAATAATATCATTCATTGAATTTGATGAACCAGTTCTAAAGTTTACAGGATTCACAGTCTTCCTCTCCTTCTTGTAAAATTTGGTCTACTAGTGCGCTAAGTTCAGACTTTTCTTCTTTTACTTCATCAGATTTATTGTCGTAAGTGTTCTGATAATAAGAGGTCTTCCAACCGTACTTATATGTAGTCAAAAAGTCATTTGCCATGACCGATACGGGAACTTCATTATCAGGATAGTTCTCTGGATTGTAAGACCAGTTGCCAGAGATTGCCTGGTCAAAGAACTTCTGCATCACAGCAGTAACTTTGATATATCCTTCATTAGAAGGCATGTCCCAAAGCAGGGTGTAGTTGTTCTTCAAAGAGTTGTATTGTGGAACAATTTGCTTAAGGGGTCCCTTCTTACTCTTTTTAACGGACAGGAAGTCTCTAGGAGGTTCAATTCCGTTTGTGGCATTTGACACAACGGAACTGCTCTCCGAAGGCATTTGTGCGGACAGTGTGCTGTGCCTGAGTCCGTGTTCTTGTATAGACTTTCTAAGATCCTCCCAATCATGCTGATACTTGGCCTCCGAGATCTCATCTACGTCCTTCTTATATGTATCAATCGGAAGAATTCCATCTGCATACTTAGTTCGGTCAAAGTAACCACACTTACCCTTTTCAATAGCAAGTTGATTAGAAGACTTAAGCAGATAGTATTGGAATGATTCTGCAAGAGTATGAACTGCGTCCCATGCTTCTTGAGATTCATATTTAAATCCAAGTTTAGCAAGATAGTGTGCCAGACCAATAAATCCAACACCCAAGGAACGACGATTCTTAGTTGCCAGTTCTGCAGCGATAACAGGGTAATCCTGATAATCAATCAACTCTTCAAGACCACGAACTGCCAGATCACATAGACTTTCAAATTCATCGTCAGATCTTACCTTACCAACATTAATGGCAGATAGGATGCAAAGAGCAATCTCGCCCTCACCATCGATATGTTGAAGAGGGTCTGTAGGTAGAGTAATTTCCTGACATAGGTTACTCATATTCACCTTGTCTTTGAAAGACGAGTGTGAATTACAGTGGTCGATATTCATGATGTAGAGACGACCAGTCTCTGCACGTTCCTTGAGAAGATCAAGAATCAGTTCTTGAGCACCAATGGTTTTTCTTGGGATCGTCTCATCTGCTTCGTATCGTACATATAGTCCATCAAACTCAGGAGTGCCGAAAGCGTCATAAAGACCAGGCACATCGTGAGGACTAA